TCGGGCAATAATACCTTTGATAACTTATCTAAAGTAGCGTATGTTTCTTTTGTTAGAGAAACATTTTTGTATTTACTCATGTCTGTCATGTGTTTCCTTTCATATTTAATAACCCATATATAGGTGATATTATAGGATTGTCAATGAAAATATTGTTAACTTTATTAATTTGTTCACAAGTTGCAGGGTCTTGCCTGGAGCCTTATGAATGGCCAGAACAATTTGATACTCAGTATGATTGCATTATGTTTGGTTATGAGGAATCTTTAAAAAAAATGAAGGAAATAGGCAGAGCTGATGTTAATCAATATAACATGTATGTAAAGTTCTTTTGTACTCCAGAAAAACCTAGCATTTGACATTGTGGCAAAATAATGGTACAGCAAGATAATTTCTCACCATTACCTACCCTTACTTTTTTCCCTCTTTAGGGTAGGTCTATCTACACATACAACCGACTAAACTACCACTGCCATCATTCATGATGTGTAGGTTTAGTGTGTCTACGTAGCCAGTTAGTTTAAGTCTGAGTATATCACACAACTCAAAACAATCGACTTTGGTTACCAACTCTATACCATCTAACAGTTTATCTGTTACGGGTATTAGTTGATACAGTCCGTCGTTTAGTATTATTAGGTCCATCATTTACCCTCGTTCCATAAGTTAAAACATTTTTTAATCCAGATGCTTTCATAGTTATGTCAACACCATAAGATTTCCACGCTCTTTTCATTAAGTTAAGTTCTAACAACAGACTAGACCATTGACCAGTCAATGCACCATCTACTTTTAATGTTATTATTTTTTCTTTCATACTTATAATATAGGATATTTTAGGATAATGTCAACGCCCTTGTCCATTATATTTTTTAAAACTACGTCGCTTAGATTTATTCATTTTGGCTTTACTAGGATTTCTACCTATACTTGTTTTGTGAAATATAGGTTCGTGTGCAACTTTTGCGTAAAGGCCTTTGGCTTTTTTCATTCAGTCCACTCTTTAACAAAAACATTTATATCTTCTGGTCTAGTTATGTGTGGTAAGTACGTTATTCTCCCATTTATATGTTGTTGTAAATCAGCTCCACAATTCATACATCTGTACATTTCTTTTGTAAGTCCAACTAACATTGTAAACTCATCACACGTTGGACATTTACCATTTACTATTTCTGCTGTAATTTTCATTACTCTAATATTAACTTCTTTATAGATAAAGATCCATCAATATTTGACTCTAATTCTGCCATAGATTTTATGCATTGATATCTAATATTTCCACGATCTCTCGTTCCGCCCGCTTTTCTTTTCCCTTCCAAACATTTTCCCATTGAAGGCTGAATACGTGCTTCCTTGATCTCTCCATTAACAATCATAAGTAAGGCTACTATCAACTCTGTCATTAGTGTGCACTCTTTCCATTAGCTCTTACTTTATCTTTTAAATCTTCAATATCAGCTAATGCTTTATCTAATTGTTCTCTTAAAAATTCTATATTAACTTTATTAGTCATATTCATCTCTTGAGTTTCTTCCATTTTCTCTACAGACTTGTAAAGATCTTCCAATAAAAAATGCTGCTCTTGGTCTACGGGCACTTGTTCGGACTTTTTAAGCAAATCATTTTCAAACAACTCACGTGAAGTCTCTAATGATACTAACCTAGCAGTTAATTCGGTATAAGCGAAGACTCCGGCTGCGACGAGCAAAATTAGGCTGGCAACCGTCTTCATAGGCATCTGCACAGCTGCAGATTCAGATATATTTAATGGTTTCTTATTCATCTTTAGGTTTTGGTAAAGGTAATATAAACTCTTTTGGAGGCATTTTCAATTTGCTTTTTCCTGAGTTTATGAACTTATCTCCCATTAAATTGACGTCTGGGTTCTCTTTTTTGTACTCATCTTTCATGTCATCCCACAAACTTTGTGAGTCAGCAGGTCTAGTGTTATCTGCTGCAGGAGTTACACCTCTACATTTGGATACAAGTAAAGCAAAGTTTTCATTGTGTGCAAGACTAGGATTACTGTTAACCCTACCACACATTTTCATTAATTCTAATTGTTGTTTGATTGCTACATTTTCTTTTGAGGTTTTACAGTCTGTCCCTAAATATTTTCTGTACGTAAGTCTTATGCTGTTATCATCTCTTTCGTCCCAGCTATTGTTATAATTATTATATTCGGAATCTCTTTTTTCAACAGACACATCAACCTCACCACACCTTACACCATACTCATTAAGATATTCGTTTTTAGGATATGCAGGACCTGCACAAAAAGCTAGAGCTGTTAGCATTAGTATAAGAATTCCTGTAAAATAATAATTCATCTTGGCAATCTCCATAATTCATTACCTATTTAAATCCTTAATATCATAGTCGTGCTCTCTGACTTGATCTGCTAATTGTCTATATAAATTTTCTGCCATCTGCCATGTAGATTCTGCAGAAGTTAATCTTGTATTTTGATCTGTAATTTTATCTTCAGCAACTTTTAAATCTCTTTGAAGATCTATAATTTCTTGCTGATTATTATTAATGGTGTCGGTGAGATTAACAATATATCTAACACCTGTAAAAGTTCCGACCAAGACTGATGCCACGACCGGAACCATTACAATATTTTTCTTTAACAGATCTGCTAAATTCATTACTTAACTATTAAAGCTACTACTAAGACTGCAAATACAAGACATTCAATTTTATGATCTGACCAGTAATGCATAGCTTTACTTTTTAATTTATTAATCATTTTTTTTCTCCTCTATTTCATAGAAGAACTTATCCGTATCTTCTGTACGCCAAGCCCTACTATCTTCAACGTTCCATTCGTTTGTTTGCACTTTCCAATCAGGAGTCTCATCTTTCACTGTGAAAGAAGGTATGTCCCATATACATCTATTGTTAGGTTGTGCTGCAAAATTGCCGTCGTCTAATGCAATTATGTGAGCGCACTTATGTTCGTGCGGGATCTCCGAATGATCAGTGTCTAGTATATTACTCTCTGGATGTGCAAAGTCAACGGTAAATAAATACTTACCTGGATGCCATTTTTTATCTTTACCTATGTACTTACCGGCTTGACCGTCTAAGATATCCCAACGATGAACAGAAGGGTAATAAGAAAAACAATTCCAGAGCTGTAGTTCATCAAGTCTTCTTCCGGGCACTCCGCGTGGGTCAAATCCCTTTTGAATAAACGCGCTAATTGGTAAGCGATAAAATATTGCACCGTTTTCCATAATAGCATGAAATAATATAGCGCGACCTGTAAGAGCGCTAAGACCAAAGATAATGCAGTCTTCAACTTCTCCATGATGTTTTTTAAGATCATATAAATATTCTCTTTTTATTTGTGCATAAGTCGGTGGTATGTTTACATTTAAGTACGCCATAATTTATCCTCATTCTATGTTACCCCAGTTTGGTCCAGATTCATAGTCTACTTTGTTTGGAACTTTTAACGTAATTGCAGTTTCCATTATTTTTTTTATTTGATTAGCCTGTTCCTCGTCTTGTATTGAAAAACAAAGTTCATCATGAATTTGTATGTGTGGCACAATACCGTTTTCATATAGTTTGACCATTGCCTTTTTTGTCATATCGGCTGCAGATCCTTGTATTAATCTGTTTAATGCTTTGTAAGTAAACGCTGGCTTGTAGTGTTTATCAAAATTATTACAGTTTGGATCACCAGGTTGAGAGTTTTTGGTAAGCTCTGCAAGATATCTATTCTCAGCTTCTTCTCTTTTTAAAATAGGCACTGATGATTTTACTATTTGTTTTTTACCATCTACTTCTTTGTATTCACTAATTTCAAATATACCTTTCTCAGGATTCCATTCTTTATTTATTGGCTCCCACCTATCAAATCTACAGAACCTATCTTCTAAGGTATATATATTTTTATTTTTTTCTGCAAAATCTTGAAGACCAGCAGATAGTTTTCTAACAAAAGGTACTTTTGTGTGGTATTTATTAAATAATTCTTTTGCTTCATCATCATCTAATTCTAAAGATCTTGCTAACTTATTTTTACCCATACCGTAGAATAACCCAAGGTTGATAGTTTTAGCCTGTTTCCTGGTGATTTTAGCCATTCTGGCTACGATATCGTGAAAATCTGTGTCTGGGTCCTCATTATACTCTTCAGCCATCTCCTCAGCTCCATGGAAGCCGTTCTTCAGAGCATAGTGTACAACCAGTCTAGGCTCTTGCTGTGAGTAGTCAAATGATCCCCACTTATGATTCTCTTCTGGTAAAAATAATTCTCTTATCTTACTACCTAATTCACTTCGTGCTGGAATCTGTTGTAGATTAGGATTACGCATAGAAAACCTACCTGTAACTGTCCCGCCTGTATCTGATCTAATTTGATTTATGTCTGCATGTATTCTACCTTTGTGTATAAATTTTAAAATACCGCTAACAAAAGTGTTGAACAATTTATCTAACTGTCTAGCTTTTGCAATCATTTTTAAATATTTATTAGGGTGTGATTCTAAATATAATTTTGTTATACTAGCTCGTCCTGTTTTAGGTGTAGTTTTATAATCAGTTATTTTTTGATGATCTAACAAAGGCTGTATTGAGTCTGCAGCCCACATGTCTACATCAATACCTGTCTCTTCTTTTATTTGTTTTAAGATTTGTGCTTGTTCTTTTTTTAAAGTTTCTCCAAATGTCTTAGCTTTCTCTTCGTCAACTCTTACACCTTTGAATCTCATATCAACAAGACATGGAAATAATTTAGTTTCTATGTCAAAAATATTTTCTAATGTTTTCTTTTTCTTTGATTCTGTGTTTACAGGAGTTTTAATTATCTTCTCAAACTTTATCCAAAGTTTTAATGTAAGTAATACATCTTGCTCTGCATAATCAACAACAAGATCCCAAGGTAGTTTATGCATGTTAGTCATAGGGTCTGTTATTCCATGCTCTTCTTTAGATCTTTCTGCTAGATCATATTTGTATTTTGAGTCTCCTAAATAATCTTTTGCTAAAGAGTCTAAGCTATATCTTTGTCTATTCTCATCAATAATAGATGCGGCTATCATTGTATCATATATAGGTCCTTTTAACATTTCACCTGTAGCAGCTCTTATCCAACACACATCGTACATAGCGTTGTGAAATACTTTTGTAACCTTTTCGTTTTGAAATATTTTTTTATTTAATACTTTCCAAAATCTATTCTTGCCTATGTTCTGTCCTGAATTTAAATGTGCTACTGGAAAATAAAACTTTTCATCTCTATAGGCAACAGCAACTCCGCACACTTTACCATTACCAATGATGGCCCCTGATCCGTGGGTCTTGAGGTCTGGATCGTGCGTCTCTAAGTCGACAGCGATAACATCACCATCTTTAATATCTAAATCCGCAAGATCAGGTATCATTTAGTATCTTTCATTTTTTTTATTTCCAACTCACAGTAATGTATAATCTTTTCAAGATCTTGTATACCATTTTTCAACTTATACCTGCATACGTATTTTACAACGTTGCCTTGAAAGAATGAAAGATCATTCTTTGCAATAAATTCATACGGCTGTATGGACATGGTTCGATAGTGATTCCCTCCAATCTGTTTGTCTTGTGGAAATGCATCATCAAATATATCTTTAGATGTCATAGGTCCTCCTTTCCTGCAAATGTTAAATTAGTTGT